AAGGAACTTGAATTAATGCGCAAGGTTTTTTAACCTCAACCATATTTTCAATAAAGTTTACATCTCCGACGAGCTCTTCACCCGTGGTTAGTTTTAGAACTTTTATCATTTAATAACCTTTCAATAAACTCATGGGCAACTTCTTCACTATAAAAAACTTTAAAGTCTGCCTTCATTGTAATTTCATTATATAAAAAAATCAATAGTTGTTCGTCAAGGATACTGGCTTTTATTTGCCAATCTCCTCGACGAACTGGCTGCAGCGTAAATAGCTGCATTTTATTCAGAGATAAAAAATGGATATTTTAAGTAAGCTTTAGCTCTCATATCCCTGACTTCACAAATTACCGTTATTAAGAAATTAAAAAGGTTTTTAAACCCTTGCATTGACGTCATCTTCTGTTAGCAACTGGGGTTTAGAGTTATTAGCAATGAACTCCGTCACTGTCGAAGGTTCATCAGAAACATTAATTTTTTTAGGTTTTTTGTGCTCAGGAATAATACGCTCAAGTCCAATTTTAAGCATACCATTAATTAACGCCGCGCCTCGGATTTCAATTTGATCGTTAAGTGCAAACGTTCTAGTAAAATTACGATTAGCTATACCTTTAAACAAAACTTCCGGGCTATCGTTATCTTCTTTAGCGTTTCCTCTTACAATTAATTTGTCATCAGCGAATTCCACCTCAACTTCAGATTTAGAAAAACCAGCTACCGCAATCTCAATTACGTAGCGGTTATCATCCAATTTTTTAATATTGTAAGGTGGGTAATTAGGAATATTCTTTGTAAGATCATCATGAAGCTTGACAATTTTATTAAACTGATCGTCAAAGCCAACAAAAAATTTATCAAAGTCTTTTAACATAGAACTCGGGCGATAAAATACGTCCATAATGTTATCTCCTTAAGCTGCTGCCTTGTAAGGTTTAAAAGCATTCTCTGCAGCACTGACATAGTCATAGCTTACTAGAGTCTTACCAAGGGAATCAAACGCTGTAGTGAGGTCTTTAGCAAACGATATCTGAGCGGCAACGATTGCTAGAAGAGGGCCACGTAACTTTTCATCTTTAAAAACAGTATTGAGAAGATTAGAATTGGCGTGCTGAACGGCATCAATAGCCGGATTTATAAAAGCTGCTAACATAGTATTTCTCCTTAAGTTAAGCGAGTTAATTAAAAAAATGCCACCCCTTAGGCCTGGCATCTATATTTATACAACAATACAACTATTTACAACCACTACTTTAAGTACAACTTTATCATTTTTTAATAAATTATAAACTCTTTATTCGTTACTATCCACTCTTTTTTTACCAATATTATATTTTGCCTGAAGGTCCCATTCGTGCTTGTCTTTGTAAGCAATTATTTTAATTTGTGAAAGAGGGGCAAGATCATTGAATTTGTCTGGATTAACGATTTGAACTAGCTCCCAATCAGAAAGTAACTTAGCTATAGTATTACGTCTTTCAATATCGTTGTCGGTTAAGTCTGCTAGTTTTCCATCTAATGCAAAAAGCTCTTTAAAATGGACAATATAATAGCGACCTTGTTTGTGAAGTATGTGGCAAGACTGATAAAGTATCTTATCTTTTTTTGATGCTACACCTATACGTGTTAGGGTTTCTTTTACTTTAAGAAAATCATCAGGCTGTACAAGCGTTACTTTTAACGGCACATAACCTGGAATATCAATTTTAAATTGCTCATGCGACATTACTTCCACCTTTTTTTAGTTTTTGTTTTAAATTATCTAGTTGATTTTTTGAAAAGATAGAATGTACTTGTCGTGCTTTTTCGGTGCTATATCCATAATAGGCTTTAATAGTTTCTATCGCTTCAATTTTCTCGGCCTTAATCCACTTATTAAATCGTTTTCTTGGCCTTATATTATTTATAAGAAAATGAAACTGTATTTTTTTATCAAGATGTTGCCTGGAATTCATCTCATTTGCAGGAATAACAGTATCTGCACCAAAAGACAGGCCTTTATTTACCAAATATGGTACGTACTGCTTTTCTGACCATTCATCAACTATTAATTCTTCTTTTGAATAATTGATGGCATTAATAAAATCAAAAGGTGAAATAGAAGGTTCTTTATAGCTTAAATCCTCCGGTTCTTTTGCTTCAGAACCAAAAATATCATTTATATTCATAACATTCTAATCAGACCAATGGTGTCTATTGTAGTTAACAGGAGGTAGTTAACCAGCATGCCAAAAGATTGCCTAGTATAAGCAGCCCAAGCGTACATAGAGCAACCTATAATCCAAATAGGGTACAAGATAATAAGAGGTGGATTTGGGACTGTTGCTGCCATAGTAATGGAGCAACCGATACTTATAGCCCAAGCCAAAAGCTCAACGAAAAAGCGAAAAGGGTGAGATTTAAAATCATCCTGTATCCAATCAAAGGTAGGTTTAAGTAAATCTAAAATCATTTTATCTCTACTGATGCCATTATTTCAGTTAAGCACGCAACAAGGTTTATTTCCTGATCAGAAACAAAAGCTGATTTATATTGATAGTCAGCAATAGTTAAAACGAGTTGTGGTACCTGATTTGTCTGAGGTACTAAGACATCGTAAATTTTTCTAAACAAGGATACAGGTTCATTGTCTAAATTATTTACAACCCATGTTCTCATTTTCTTCCAGTCTTTTTCTTTTAGAGACTCAACAAGTATTTTCATGTTGGTGTCAACTAAATTAATTAGAATACCCTCGTCTATTTTTCCTGTTTGGCTATAGCGCTGGAGTTCGTTAAGGGTACGTCGAAAATCTGGAAAGTGTTTTTCAATTACCTTAGCAATTACTTTCTTATCAAACTCAATAACCTCCCCCTCAAGTACGTTTACTATACGGTTGAAAAACTGTGAGGCTATCTTTTGTTTTTCGTCCCTAGGAATTTTAAACTCAATTACTGCACACCTTGAATGAAGAGGAGGAATAATTCTGTTTTTAAAATTACAGGTAAAAATAAACCTGCAATTATTTGCAAATTCTTCTATAAAGCCTCGGAGGGCTGGTTGGGTAGAATTGGGATTTAAATAGTCAGCTTCATCTAGTATCACAACTTTAGTGTTACCAGTAAACGAGACTGTAGATGCGAAAGATTTAATCTTAGTACGTAAAACATCGATACCTGACTCTTCAGAACCGTTAATTATAATATAGTCTGAATTAAGTTCTTCACATAAGGCTCTTGCTACGGTTGTTTTACCCGTGCCCGCAGTACCACTAAGTAACATATTTTGAATCTCGCCATTTTTGACTAGATTCTTAAAGTACTCTTTCTGCTCTTTAGGTAGAATACATTCATCAATTGTCTTAGGACGGTATTTCTCCACCCAAAGGAAATGCTCGCTCATAATATAACTCCATCATAATTAAAGTACTGAACCAGGCTCGCAGGCAATCCAATACTGTAGAGGCTTTGATTCATGACTAAAATGTAAAAACTTAGCTTTGCCATTAGCGGTGCTTGCAACTGCTACATCATATGCTGCAGGTATTACTTTTAAATTTTCAACTGCTATAAACACATCGAAGGATTCAAAAGATGTACCAATACTTTTCTTAAAGCTATTTGCCGAGTTATTTTTTCGATTATTTACTAATAACTCAACATTTTGATTTTTGCTTGTAATTGAGATTGTAGGGGCACCGGTAATAGCAGCCGCTTTCATTATCATCTGCACGTCCTCGGCTGCCAGCTTAAATTTATACACATCATTATGTTCAATTTCTCCTGTAGGAGCTGCTTTTACTACTTCAGGGCTTGAATAGTAGTATTCAAAACTACCCTTATCACTTTGTACTACTAATCGCTTATCCTCAAAAGTAATTTCTTGATTTTCCATAAGAGAAAGCATTGCAAGAAGTGAGTTAAGGTCATAGATGCAAAACTCGTTAGGGATATCTTCCTTAATAGTTGCTTTTGCAAATATATTTGTTGCATTAGAAATTGTACTAATTGTATCACCAGGTCTAAAGACCATATTGGTGTTTATAGAAGCAAAATTCTTAAGTAACGCTAACGTATCACCACATATTTTCATAATAACTCCTGCTATAATGTTATAGTATAAAAGCTTTCTTCTTTTTTATCAACTTGTTTCCAAGGAAAAGCTTCACCATATACCTGCTTAATTTTTTCGTTACCGGTTAAAAAAAATTGTGCTTGTACTGAATCATTTCTATTACCTACACGATAATTAAGAGTATAGGCTTTTGAGCAGTCGTATTTGGGTTCTTGTTGCATTAATACACTGGTAATAATTCTATCTACTTCAGGTTGTTCTTGAGGATGTCTTGCACGCCGGTACCATAGTGGTGTTACTAAAAGGGCAAGTTGTTTAGGTAAAAACCAACACCCCACATCAATAAAATTATCATTAAGAACTGATTTCCATTTACCTAAAGACTCACAATTATCCTCACATATAAACTTTTTATCTTGAGTGTAAATATTTCGTAAAGAATAAGCCCATACATTATCTTTTTCAATTACATCCACAAGCGCTTCTACGTGCTCGGGCTCAAGCCAATTATCCTCATCTAAGTACATTATATACTGCCCATTACATAGGTACGTAAATGCACCGTAAATTCTATGTCCGTTATAATTATCTTTACCCGTGGCTACAGGCAAAACACAAGTCTTAGTAGAATTAAATTTATTAAGAATTTTTATAGCTTCTTTTTTTCTTTCTATACCATCTATTACTACATAGTGTTCAATATTTTTATATGTTTGTCTACATACCGAACGCATTACATCTTCAAGCATTAGGTTACCGGTTGTTGCAGTAATAATAGAAACAAGCGGTTTGTTTGATGTACTTACTACATTCATTATATGACTCCAATTAATTGCTGTGCAATGGATGGGTGTCTATCATACTGGTGTACAATCGCTGGTATTTTATTATCTATTCCAACAATTACACCTTCATCATTTATTTTTGTATCCCCTAAAGAGTGACCAATAGTAGCAATTGCTTCTCTACCTGTATAATGTAATGTGGAGGGGGGTAATTTTTGCATAGCAAAGCACATATTTAGATATGCTTGATCTACAAACCTACTGCCTAATCTATTATGCTCATTAATCATAAGTTCACAAAGTTGTAAAGCATATGAAGTACCACCCCCTGTAACCCCTGCACAAAGTATCCAATTATCTTTGGTTTGCTCCAGCATTTCAAAGCTGTAGATATCATTCATCCATTTAGCATTAAAGTGCGTACATTCTTTAATTTTTTTAGTTTCAACAGAAAGGTCCAAGCCCTCGGTATTAAAATATTTAAACGGGTTATCCTGAAAAATTACATCTCTTGTGTCAGTAAGAAGAACATAATCAACAGCATCCTTATACTGCATGTTAATGATTCTATGCGGTAACACCCATCTCATATACATTACAGATTCGGGTGTAATTTTATTCCCAAGCTTAAACACATCTACATCAAATGACTTTAAAAAAAGTATAAATTCCTCGTCATCACTATCAGTGGCAATGCAGATAAGTCCATCAGAATATTTTCGATAAGACTTAAGAAAAGAATCCATACTAGAAATATTTGAATATATGCCTGTTGCCATTCCAAATGTTAATGTTTTCATAGCCATTCTTTATTGTTAGTATACCACTTAACTGTTTGTTGGATACGTTGTTGAAGTGTATATGGGTTTTTCCACTGGTTATAAATTTTACCAGAATTAATTGTCATTAGAATGCCGTGGCCGTTTCGGCTAGGCTCAACAAACTTTACTTTTAGTGGCTTGCCCAGTGATCTAGCAATCATTTGACACAGTCCAAGATTAGTAGTAAAGCTGTTATGTGCGCTGTTCCATTTTTCACATAATTGCTTTTGATTATTTAAAATAAATCTGGTATGAAGGGCTACATCTTCTACATGCTGCCATTTTCGACCGCTTATTTGATAACCGTCAGAAACTATAAGAACTTCTTCCTCGTTCATTATCTTATTAATTGCAATAACAGGCAATCTGTTTTTTTGTGATCGTTCACCAAACGTATTTGCAATATTAATAATACTAACTGGTAGATTAAAAGTTTTTGAATATGCCACACAGAGTTCTGCGCCTCCTGCTTTAGATGCAGCATACGGGCTTACACTATCGTAAGGGTCGTTTTCATACTTGTCTGTACCAGGAGTTGAGGGACCGTAAGATTCTGCAGCACCATAATAAACAAACCGTTTTAAATTAGGTAATTTTTTAGCAAACTCTAACATATTTGCTGTACCTATCACGTTATCCATTACTACTGAGAAGGGGTCGTTAATGCTTGACTCTGAACTAGGATTACCTCCAGCGTGAAGTATAACTTCAATATCGTCCAGATTATGTACAAATTCTTCTCTTAAATTATGTTCGATTAACTTAACGTTTAAGTTTACATCTTTAAGTCTTCGTAAGTTACCGTTAGGTCTTACTACACATATTAATTTATAGTCTTCAAAAAATTGTTTGACTAAAAAATGCCCTATAAATCCGGCAGCACCGGTAATTAACATTTTTTTCATAATAAAGATTTATCAATCATTTCTTCTTTAAGCTCTTCATCGCTTAAATGAGGTTGCATATCATGTAAACCTGCTTGTTTACCATTTTTAAAAGTTTGAGCTGGTAGTATAGCCTGATCTTCTAAACATTTACAATCAATAATTGCAGGACCGGGTTTATGTAATATTTCCTCTAATGTTTCTAGTTGACATTTAGTTCTTATTTCGTGGAATGTATGTTCGAATGCAAGAGCAATATTTTTTAAAGAGGGAAACCAAAGACCGGTCTCACTACTTGTACCATGCACTCTCCCCTCAAAAAATCTACTCTGAGTATTTTTAATTGAAAGATAACCGTCGTTATTAAGAATAATAAATTTTATATTAAGTTGATGTTGTCTGACGACGGCAAGTTCTTGAATATTACTCATAAAACTTCCATCACCAATTATAGCAATTACCGGTTGATTACTTGCTATAGCAACTCCAATGGCTGCAGGTAGTGCCCAGCCCATATCAGCTTGTGCAGGGCTAAAAATAAACCGTTGACTATCTTTTGCTTTAAGTGCTACAGGCCCGGCATAACTTATACTACCAGCATCACCCATAATAATATCAGTTAATAAACTAAATCTGTTTACTGCGTCTAGAACTGCATAGATATTAAGTTTATAATCATCTTCTTTAGGTAAGTATTCTGGAATTATAACAGGCCATTTATTTTTCCAGCTCTCACATTTTTTAATCCATAGTTCTTTATTCATAGCATTACTCTAAAAAAATCTTTCAAGTCACATTGCCAGCTCACATCATTTTTAATAATGTCTTTATTTAATTCGTTACAATCTATGTCTACTACAATTTTTTTACTTGAGGGACTAAATAAAGATGAACTATATCCAATAACGCTTGAATTTAAACTGGACCCCAGTACAATAAGAAGGTCACAATTTTGAACGGCAAAATTACCTGCCCTACTACCCTTAATACCAATGGTTCCAATATTAAGGGGATGACTATCAGAAAAATAATCTCTCGAACCATAGGTACTTACATACGGGAGATTATACTTACCTATAAATTCTCTAAATTGATCTATAGTATTACTTTGTCTTATACCGTAGCCGGCTAATACTAAAGGTCTTTCTGACTTGTCGATTTCATTTTGAATAGTACTAGCTTTAAAAGACAAATACTCCTCATCTATAGGTGTACTTAAAGAATTAAACTCTTCATATTCATCTGGTATTAAAGCAGTTTGTATATTTGCCGGTATATCAATCCATACTGGACCTGGTCTACCTGTAGTAGCAGTCCAAATGGCTCTTTGCAATATAAAAGGAACATCCGAAGCTGAAATTACAAAATCTGTTCTCTTTGTAATTTCTTTGTAAGTGTCTACTATATGGTGCTCTTGTACACCATATTTTCTTATATTGATATTTTTATGAACGTTTATCCAGCCCGAGCAATCTTCCAGCTTTACATTACCACTTATAAAAATAACTGGTACACTGTCTTGCCATGCATTCAATACCGAAGTAGCACAGTTAGTACCCCCACACCCGGTAGTTGGATTAACTACGGAAAACCTACCTGTAAACTTGCTTTCACCTATTGCTGCATGCCCGGCTCCTTGTTCATGATGGTAGCATATGTACGAAAGTTGTCCATGTTTAATAAACCCATCATTAAGCCCCATAGCACCGCCACCCATAAGACCGTGTACAAATCTTGCACCATTATCGTAAAGATAATTAGCGATCCAGTCGCATACTCTCATGTATATAAACCTTATCTCCGTCAACATTCTTTTTTGAGTCTCTATAACCCATACTTGATAAGAATGTTAAAATTTTATTATAGTTAACTTCATATCTTTTTGCCCATGCATCATGGTACTCTAGGGCAATAACCGGTCGGTGTGTCTTTATTGTATTAACTGCTCCTTCAAGCGCAAAAAGTTCGTACCCCTCCACATCAAGATGGATTAAATCACATACCTGTAAAAAAAGATCATCGACTTGAAAAGTTGGAATTAAACCTACCCCCTGTACGTGGGTTGACCCCGTATCGGGTGTAATCTGATCAAGACCTACACAACCGCGAGTATTACCAAGACAGGCTTGAAATTTAATTACATTTATTTCAGTTACATTTTTTGTAAGGCAATAAAAATTTACAGGCTCAGGTTCAAATGTATAAACAACATCAAATAAATTTGCATACTGCTTTACATAAAAACCCGCATTACCACCGGCTTGAACTACTACACGTCTATTAGGTACATAGGCACTTATATATTTTGGAACTGCGGGATGCGTTTGCATATAATGCCAACACGATGTTGGTCCCTCATAATCACCATAACCATCATTACCAGGCCAAAACCACCCGGCTGAGTTAATTACTACTTTTGTTTTTATGTCCATTTACCCACTCATTTATTCTGTCTAAAGCTAGGCGAATATTGTCTCTACTAGTGGCGTAGCAAAGGCGAATATACCCCTCACCATATTCACCAAAGCAGTTACCGGGGCAAGATACTACCCCAGCATCAAGAAGACCCTCAAAAACTTCTTCTGAAGTTAAGCCTGTTCCTGTAATATTTGGAAACACATAAAACGCACCACCGGGATTAACACAGCTAAATCCTTTTATCTTATTTAATCCATCCACAAGAAGTTTACGCCTTTCTTTAAACTCTCTCATCATATTATATACTTCTTCTTGTGAACCTTCCAGCGCTTCTTTACCTGCTTCTTGAATAAAGGGGCTTACACAGCTAGAGGTTGTCTGTAACAAAACTGCCATTCGCTCAACTACTTTTTGTGGGCCAATTATTGTACCAAGTCTCCAGCCTGTCATTGCAAACGATTTACTAAAACCATCACTTAAAATTATATGTTCGCGACACTGATCGTAAACGCTGGGGCTATAAATGAGAGAATGATCATAATTCATACGACTATAGATTTCATCACTATAAACGTAGATATCATGCTTCTTAGCTATCTCATATACTAACCTTATTTCATTAAGGGTCATTACACTACCAGTAGGATTATTGGGACTATTAATAATTATTAATCTAGTTTTTTCTGTAATAGCTTTTTCTATATCTTCAGGACTCATCCTAAATTGATTTTTTTCTAATAAGGGCACTCTTACTGCTTTTGCACCACACATTTTTATAGTACTGTAATAAGTTGCAAATCCAGGGTCAGGTACTATAATCTCACAACCGGGATCAACCAAGCAATAAATTGCATAAAAAATACCAATGTTAGCACCAGGGGTAATAAGTACCTGATTAATATCTGGTGTAAACCCTCGGCTTTCTTTTATGTGTTGTCTTATTGTTTCTCTAAAGTCAGGCAATCCAAAACTGCTACAATAGTGTGTACCCCCATTATGAAGTGACCTATAAGCAGCTTCAATTATATTATGTGGTGTTGTAAAGTCAGGATCACCAATTTCCATATGAACTAGGTGCTTGCCTTGCCGCTCGAGATCTTTAGCGCGGTCAAGGTATTTAAACATTGGTTGACCGTCAATGTTTTGTGATGCTTGCGAAAGAGATTTCAATTTTAAAGACCAGCAAGGGTAAGAATTTCAGGCATATCGTTTCTAGTTTGCATATTGATATCCATATATTGACTATGCAATGGTTGTTCGGTTTGAAATAGCCCGTTTTGAGAGCCTTGAGCAACAATAGGAGGCTCTAACCAATATACATTCATATCTAACATTTTCATCCAAAAACCTAGTTCCGGATCCGGATTGAAACATATTTTTTTGGCATTCATATAGTCATAAACTTTTTTTGCTGCTTCTTTTTTGAAAAGAATCGAATCTGCACACCTGTCAGCAGGATGTTCTTTTTTATACCAAAATACACCTTCTTTAAGACGTTCTTTTGGTATGCGTTTACCTGCACCTTGACCGATAAATGCTACGTCCCATTCTTTAGGTAAACTGTTCATGTATATGTGAAGTGTTTCTTTAAAGTTTTCACAAATAATAGCATCATCTTCAAACATTATTCCTACTTCATTAATACCATATCCAATTCTTCTAAACGCTTCTTTTTGCTTAAGACTCAAAGATACCATTGATGGTTGAAGAGGGTAGTGGGGATAAAATTCGTTAGGATCTTGACCTCGGCGTTGATATTCTAAGTGGTCGGCTTGAAAATTATCCACGTAAAGTTGATAAGAAACTTCTTCTTTATCCCAATCTAATATCCAATGAACGTTTTCCATTTTTTCTTTTTTAAAAATAGCGTCCATTACTGCTTTACGTCTAGCATTTCCTTTATAGTGTACAACATAGGAAGGAATGTCTTTATTCATTTAAGAAAGACCTCGTCAAATTTTTTAATTACAGATATAGGATTAAACTGCTCTACTAAATGTTTCCAATCCTGCCTTTTAAACTGATCTATGTTTTGTAGTTTTTCAATTATATCTTTTTCATTGTAAAGGGAACCAGAGGACTTAAGAAGGTAATTATGATTTTGATCAATACCACCTTCCCAAGCAAATACTGGTTTATTATGAAATAGAAACTCACAGACTGATAATCCAAAGCTTTCCCCCCTGTTGCGAGCATGGAGCATGGCATCACACGTATTAATAAAGTTAGATTTCTTTTGTCTATCTACTATGGAATCAACATAGATAACACGTTCATGTTTTATAAATGGTTCAGTATTAACTAATAGTAAAACAAACCTGTTGTCTTTATCTAAAAGTTGCTTAATTGCTTGTTTAGCAAACGGTAAATCAAATGTTAAGTAACCGCCATAACGACCAAGCACAATTTTATCTTTACTGATACCAAGTTTTTGTCTATAATCTTCATTAGGAGAAGGAAGATCTACAATATGAGGCACAAACGGAATTTCCCCGCCCATAGTTTTTGAAAGCCATTCAGATACATATGCATAGCGATCACCATGAGGTTCTTTTGCCTGAAATACGGCATGCACCGCGGTACGTACATTATGAGGTAAGGGCTCGTCAAAACCATAACGTATAAAATAAGTAACATCAGCGTCTTTAACTGCTTCTTCTAATTCTTTAGAATTTTTATAGGAACGGACCTCAAATGATTTTTTCATAAAATCAAGTGCTTCCTGTTCTGTACCTACATCCTTTTCATAAGGAAAATCATTATTATATAAAATGATACTTTCGTTTCCTAAAACCTCTTGATTATATTTTGCATAATCATAAACTGCAACTGCAGTCCCTCGGTAGTTTAGTGTTATAGTATGAAATATAACTTTCATCCTAACTTTGCCTTCACGTTTTGATATAATTGTTGTTCAGCAGGAAAACAAGCAATACGACCTTGAAAGTCAAAATTAGTTGACTCAAACATACCTTTAGTTGTAAATGTACCTTTCACTACCTCTTTACATCTTTTAATAAAAAGCTGTACGTTGGTTTCCATTCTACTTTGAAAGAGGTGATAAAATTTATTTGCAAATACTGTACCTACACCATACAGGCCGTAATTGTTTAGTCTCCAGACGCCTTCTTCCGGTTCTCTTTCAAAATGTGTAGGGTAGAATGCTTTCATTCTTACCCCGTTTTGTTCAGCTATGTAACATAGTTCTTCTGCAACATCTGATCGCTGGGTTTCTAAAAATGATGGCTTACCTAGTGCTACCCATAATGGTTTGTATATAAAGAAGCATGAAGGTGCTATGAATGTATGGGTCATAGGAGGCAGGTGATTGGTTGCCTGTACATTACCAGCGATACTTTTATTAAGTCCGACAAATTGTACTAATTCCATAATTGCATCCCCTGATAAAGGTATACAATCAATATCTAAAAATCCTACAATTTCAGCGTCGGTATTTTCCATTATAGAATTCATAAAATCACCGTGCCTGATTACCTGCTCATAATAATTAACTGGAACGTTCCAATGTTCCATAACTTTTTTATGGGCACTTATGAACTCTTGATTAGAATTAGGAAAATAAAAAGTATTAATTGAAACTTTCATCGTAGTAATTGATCCACAGTTGCGTTAATAGAATAGACCGGTATATAACCTAGAGCTCTGAGCTTTGAGTTTTCCATATACATAGATTCTACCTGTACTGTTTTATGAAAAAATGGTTGCTCAATATAATTGATCTTTGACGTTGAGTTAATTTTCTTAATAGCATAGTCAATTATATCCTTAAATAGAGTTGGCTTGCCATTGCCTATGTTATAAATTTCATTTTTTTGACCGCGTTCTATAACTAATTTAACCGCACTACATAAATCAGCTACGTGGATATAATCCCTGTAGAACTGCCCTTCATTATACAAATTAATATCGTGATTGTTTTTAATCTCATTAATAAGATATGTAAGAGCGTTTTTCTTTTTTGAAACACTTTTATCCCCCGGGCCAATTACATTTGCAAATCTTAATATGCGGTAGTTAATGTCGTAAGTCTCGCAATATGATATTAACAGCTGTTCAGCTGCACGCTTAGTAATAGAATAAAAACCTCTAGGTTCACAATATGAATCTTCTCTTGCCGGGAGGGTTGTATCACCGTAAACAAACCACGAACTTGCAAAATTAAAAACCTTATGTGGAGATTCTTTTCTAAAGTTTTCCAGCACCCTAATAAGGGTTATTAAATTAGTTTCAATATCAATATACGGGTTAACCTTTACATTATAATTAGTAGTAGTACTAATTAAATATAGAACATCATGGCCAGGTTTTGGGATTAAATTATCACGCTCGTTCAAAACACAAGCGTACCGCTTACAATATTCTGTCCCAATAAACCCAGTTCCACCAAATAAATTCACTATCATTAAAACTCACTTAATACTTTGTCAATATATTGTAATACTTCCTCTGTATAAAGAGGAGAGCAACCTAAAAAGAAAACATTACTTAAAGCCATATTAGAATTAGGGTACTTAGTAAAATCGTCTAAGTGCTTATATCCTGGGTGTAATAAAATATTACCGGAAAAATAGTTACGAGTCTGGATCTTTTTTTCTTCTAGATAGGCAACTAAAAACTCTTTTAAATCTTGTGACTCGCAGAATACCGGGACACCAAACCACGAGGGATCACAGTTGGAATGTGCCTTTATAGTACTTAAGCCTGAAACTTTTTCTAACGAAGAATCAATGCGCGCTTTGTATTTTCTTCTAAGTTCGTCAATCTTGTCAATTTTTTTAAGCTGCGCGATACCAATAGCACCCTGAAGGTCTAAAGGCTTCAAATTATAACCCATGTAGGTAAATAGATACTTGTGATCAATTACCCCTTCATAGTCAGGCAACCAGTTGCTAAAACGTTTTCCGCATGTACCGCAAGGTAAGAAACTATTTGCACCAACACAGTAACAATCCCGACCCCACCAACTAATGCTCCTTACTCTATCAATTAAAAGTTTATCATTAGAGCAAACCATTCCTCCCTCGCCGGTACTAATATGGTGGGCGGGATAAAACGAAGTTGTCCAAGAATAATAATACTCTGTAATTAGCTTACCATTTACTTTTGTTCCGAGGCTGTCACAATTATCACCTAATAATAAGATACCATGTTTGTTACACAATGCATCTAGCTTATCCATATCAGGGGGATTACCAAGAACAGGAGATACAAAAATAGCTTTAGTCTTAGGTGTGATCTTTTCTTCGATTTTATTGACATCAAAATTTAATGTATCTAATTCAATATCAATAAAGACTGGCTTTAGATTGTTTTGAACTAAAGGAGCAATAGTTGTTGGAAAGCCAACAGGTGATACGATCACCTCATCACCACACTCCCACTCAAAGTGATATTTGAGTGCTGTAATCATAACTAGGTTTGCTGATGAACCCGAGTTAACCATGTGTGCGTAGCCAACATTAAATTTTTCACAAAATTTTGTTTGAAACTCGTCTACATAGTCACCAGAAGTAATCCAATTACCTTTCACAAACGCAGAAAGAGCTAATTCAAGCTCTTCTGCATCCCACCACTGACCTGAGTACTGAACAGTATCCTTCCCAGGACTAAACTGTTCGTACGATTTCAGGTAAGCAGGTTTAACTTGTGATAAGGTTTTAATGGCATTATTAATCTCATCAATGGTAGGCATATTACTCCACTTTTGTTATTACAGTTTCCTTAGACTCATCAAGTGCTTTAAATTTGTCTTCACGGGTTTGTTTATTATTAGATTTAACACTAACTAGACGACGACCCTCATCTCGAGAGATTTTAAACATAACAAACGCTCTATAGAAATCTTTTTCTTTAACTACAGCGACACGTTCGCGACGGAAAAACGACAAATCTTGTTTTACACGTACCTTAGATACGCGGTCGATTTCTCGTTCAACATCTTTAACGCCAACACCACTCTCGAGGGCAGACTCTTTCTTCAACGAATCAACGTTGAGCCCTAGTCGCTCAGCAATTTGAATTTGTGCATTGAGGGTTGCTTTGTCGATTGCAAACTGCATGTCTTTAGATACATCAGTTGCTGTGACGGTAATGTCTTTTTCATTATCCACTTCCTGGGTTAGAAACCATTCAGGGATATTGTCGACTTTGTTTTTAGGTACTTCAACCATCTTATTGTCTTTGCTATTAGGACCCAGACCGATAGTTGAACACCCTGTTAAGATAATACCCAAAGCACATGCTGCAACATAACTAATAATCATTCTCATCTCAATCTCCGTTCAATGATGATGTCTTGATACACAACCCTACGGGAGAAGGTTGGTATGGACTTAACCATATTATCAATTTCTAAAACAGTCCACTCTTTTTTGTCATACAGCTTATGTTTAGTAAAAAGAAAAATTAATTGCTCTTTACTAACATCCCCGTACGCGACATAAGTGGTGAACTTAACTTTGTCGGTACCAGGAAATTGGAACTTACCGTTGACTATATTATTATTTAGTCGTTCGGTAGGGTACATTAATTCTGCTTTTTTCTGATTATACCCTATATTGTAAACGTTGAATACATAAAGATATAAAGGCTCTTTAGTTTCAAAAAAATACTCGATTGGCTCACCAGAAAAATATCTTTGTTTTCCTCTTACTTCAACATCTAAAAGACGAGTCTTTTCAATTTCTACTACAATATTAACAACACACAAGTCATCTTTGGAGTGTATTTTTACTACAGACTCTTCAATAACTTTCTTAAGGGTGCCTGCTGTTTCAACGTCAAAGGATTTTTCAAAAGAACAGTCAACTTCATAATTTTTTTCTTTACAAGATGTTCTTTTAGTATAATCGTATTCAATTCCAGCATGACGCTCTAAAGCATTCTTTATTGCCAACCCGCGAGCAACCTCACAACTCTTGTCACTACCACTACCAGACTCTACTGCATGGTTTGAGCTCTGTGACTGATGTATAGCGGCATAAAGCGTCACCGGGGTAAACAAAAGTACCGGTAAAAAATTTTTCACTTTATTAATATAATTTATCATTGTATTAATTATATCATAAAACTGTTTCAATGTCAATAGTTACTTCTTAATTATTTATTTAATTTGTAAAATATTGCTAGGGTAAATCGGTAACCTGGTGCAATGCGTGAAGGCCCTCTAATTGTATGTGGTATACTTCCATCAAAAAGAATAACTCTACCAGGCTTATATACAGAAGTAAATAATACCTCACTAAGATTTTCACTAAAAAATAATGTTTCACCAGCCCATTCTTCTTTCCATTGAGTGTTTACGTAGTAAAGAAGTGAAAGCCCGGGGTGGGTGTGTGCAAAATAAACATCTCCGGGTTGAGAAAGATTGAGGGTTACTCTACTGGGGGTTAAATTAGCTATCTTAAAAAGTAAATTAACATTGTTTATATTTTCAACAAATTTAAGGTGTTGAAACTCCTCTAGGCTGTAATTAGAATGTAGGTTACGAAATTCTGAGTAAGGTAACTCTTCAGTATCATTAAACCCTATTTTAAATAAAGAGTTTTGAGCAGTTTTAACAACAGAGCTTCTCCAAGCCAAATCAAAGACATTATCAAAAACGTAAACTGTTTTTTCACGGTCTACTTTTATTTCTTTATAGTCTTCATCCATGGTCATAGACCATTATCCATTCCATTGTTGCGATCCTCGTTGAGTTTTTATATGGTGGGCCCGGAGGGACTTGAACCCCCGACCAAGCGATTATGAGTCGCCTACTCTAACCAACTGAGCTACAGGCCCTGTTGCTTAAGCAGCCTCAGCGTATTGAACTGCTAGGTTTAGAGCTTTTTCTTTACGAGTACGATTAATACCATACCAGGCTGAGGTTAACCGGGAGTCACGAGACCGGCCCAGTTTATGGTCAGTTAAATAAGTTACTGTATTAAAAGCCTGCCACCAACTACCACGAGCAAATTCTGCACCCGGTTGCGTATGAAGAATAGCCATCGCCTCTTCTGCTTGACGTGATATTGGTTCGTTTTTAGGAGACCAAACTTTTGTCTCATCTTTGCTAAGGGTAGGAAAGACTCTATTAAAGTATTCTGTAATAGTTTCTTTTGTAAATTTTTTCTTACCAAGGAAACTAGCTTGCTCTTTGTAACCCTTCAGCTGATCTTTTGCAATGCCAAGTGTTTCTTTTACCATCTCTGCATCAAATACAGAACGGTGATTAATCTTTACTGCGTGCTTGGAGGCTGAAGAACCCTTTGATTCAAGAGCAAACGTTAGTGTATTGTTACAAACAACGCGTATAGGGGTAAAGCGGACGTCGATAGAACGACCGAACTCATGTGGATTAGAGAATAAAAGGTAGCCTTCAACTTTGTCACCTCCGAAAAGAGTAAAACTGTCTTTAATTTTAGCCATCGCCCATACCATTTTGCCTTCGCGTAAGGAACCGGCGGTATGCATCTCCATGTCCCCAGCAATCACAAAGTCATTAAAAAACTCAAATGCTTCAATGTTCTGAACTGGATGCCATTGATTGGAAACTATGGTAAGCAGTTTATCATCTGTTGAACGTACTAATGCTTGTGATCTAGTTTGAACCGGGCCGTCATCTGTTTCATAAAAGAGGGGCTTTTTTTCAACCTCCCAGTCAAGGTTAGCGGCCTTAAGCATTTGCTCAGGTGAAAGATCAGCCGGTACACGCTTACCTAAACCATGCCAAGGAACTTCTCCAACATAAGCCATATGGGCTTGTCCGTCAACAATTTCTAATTCGTGAGCCATTTACATCTCCTTTTCAAGTATTGTATATTCATTATATAGCGGTTGCCCGAGGAAATCAACTGTTACTATACCCTCATGTGCATTATCGGTCCCGGGCTGTTGTAAATGTTACTATATTTTTTAAGTCTTTCTTCCTTTTTATTAATACGTTTATCTACTTCTTCTTTATTGGAGCTAATAATTTTATACTCGTAACAAAGGTTAATCATACAAAGTACATCGGCAATTTCTTGCTCCAACTGCTCTTGATTATTTGCCATACCGAAACGTTTTACTTTACTAACTGCCTGAATAACTTCGGCACACTCCTCTTGCAATATGAGAAGTATTTCGTCCCGTTTACTTAGTTGGTTCATTTGTAGGCTCCGATTCTAAAAAAACATACCACCCGGTTGTAATATACTTTACTTCTTTTGGTGCTGGTGCCCCCCTATGGGTATGGGTCCATATTGATGGCCATATAATAGTAAGGCCTTTTTCAGGTTTTATTTTAGTATTTTGATAAAAAAATTCTGTCTCTCCCCCTTCTTTTACAGTATTAAGATACGTTAAAAAAACTAGATGTCTTTTATCTTGATTGTTTGTAGTAGCTGGCCACCCAGCATTTTCACAGTGCCAATTGGAGTAGAATTTGCCGGGAGAATATTTTTGTATATTAATATCACTGTCAGGAGCATAGTAGTATACGTTGTCAACATAGCCGTAAATTTTTTTATATTCTTTAAGCACCTTATCTACAATTAGTAAATACTCTGTGTAAAGACCGGCGTCCATGTTTAAAAGATTTGCGACCGTATATCCTCTATGATTACCCGTTTCATCCATTCTAACAAAATCTTTATCACTATTAAAAACACTAATAATTTGATCCCATAGAGGGGTATCAAAGTACCATCCTGCAATGAAGTTATTAGAGGTATTTACTAGATGGGGCTTCATTACTTTACTAAATGCTGGGCTAATACCATACAACTTATCCAGGCCCATATTGTATTAAATCCTACAAGGGTAGGCAATAGCTTTATATTAGAAGCCCATATTAATAACAGGCTTGTAAACAGTGTAAAAGTAAATAACCACCAAATCTGTATTCCAAATATTAAACCTGGAATAATAATTACTGCTTTTGTTGCCCATGATAAAAACTCTACTGTATTATAGTTTGTCCAATACTCTTTAGTAAACCATAGCTTATAACAGTCTTTAATATTTTTTAACCCTGTATGATGGTAAACTAAAAGTAAGAGAATAAAAGCAGCTAAATTAGCTATTAAGATTTGTAATGTGGTCATAATTAACTTTTAATATTATAACTTATCGCTTTGGAGGAGGTTTAGGTAATTGGGGAAGTGATTTCCAGTATTCCATCCATTTACGTGTTTCTTCTAATTCTTTTTCAATTGCTAATTCACGATGATGAATATCTAGAACATCTTTTTTTATTTGTCCTATATTTTCATTTGTCTTATCAAATCTTTGATCTATATAATTTAAACGTTGATCCATTATGGAAAGCCGGTCTTTGAAGTAATCCACATCTTGACCACGGCTAACTAAAAACCCGTAAAGAGTAACTAAGGTAAAGAAAAAAACTACAAACAGGGTTAAAATAACCTGGCCGCGCTCCTCTGGGGGAAGATCTTTCCAGATTTTAAATGGATTCATGCTCTAGGTCTTTGCTCACACCATACCAATGCTTTAGACTCACTTTGTTTAAAGGCATTTTGATACATACGTACCTTGTCTTGACATAGACTATTATTAGTAAAGCTATCTACGTCAATAGCGTAACCATTCATAAAAAGAACAAATATATAAATCATTTTTTTTCCTTTTCTTTTTCTAAAGCTGAAAGTACACAGTCTTCGGTAGAGAGAATGTCTTGGTAGTCGTTTTGATAGGCCTGTGGGTTGGGTAAATCGCTATAGTAATCCCATTTTTCTGAAAGCTTTTGGTAATCAGTTGGTTGTTGTTTTAATTCTTTTCTTGCTTTTTTCATTACTTAGTCTTTTAGTTTTAAAATTGGCCTGCCCTAGAGGACTCGAACCTCTGGCCTACGGCTTAGAAGGCCGTTGCTCTATCCAGCTGAGCTAAGGGCAGAATTAATCTTCCACCATATACTGTTTACCACGCCCATGACACCCATGAGTGACGACGCCCTTTAGTAACGGTAGTAACCTCATGGGGAAAGAGAAAGATGGAGGGAAATATAATAATGTCTCCAGTTTCTAGTTCAAATTTTCTTTCAGAAACAAAAAATTCACCGCCTTCATAATCATCATTTAGCACCCCCACCATAGATAGTACCGGGATGCCGGTTTTTTCACCGTCAAACAGTGAATGAATGTGGTCGATATGAGTTCTAATGCGGGTACCCTCAGTATAACAATTTAATCGGGGGAGGGAGTAGTCATTAAGTGGGGCCAGGCCATTTACATTAAACATTCCCAGGTAAAAATTCATGCAATCTTCAATAGCTGTAATAAATTTATCAATAAATGGGTTAATATCGTTAAAAACCAAGAATTCTTTCCCCTCCTGAGTAACGTCCCCATAGTAATTGCTCCATTTATGGGTGGTCCATCCCCCAGGCATTAGACTTTCGGTATAACTTACCACCGAGTGACAGTCTTCTTTGGAAATTCCTTCTTTACATACATGGACATAATTAAAAATATCGTTTTTTTGCATAATTTATCCTCTACAACGCCTGACTTACACGGTGAAGGGGTGATGGTTGGGTTGTTTTTACATATTTAAAAAAGGATACCAGGGTTAGGCGCTTGTTTTCCCCCGTCCAGGGTGACGAGCCATGGAGGAGTTGGGAATCAAACACCACCAACCGATTAAATTTACTATGGACCACCATCGTTTCTTCAAATTTTTGGTTGTTGGCCAGTTTA